TAGGCATGTTGGAGAAAATCGTAAATTGCCTCCGCGTGCGTGTATTTGGATTGGATGTTATAAAGTTCTTTGACGAGAAAGAGGACGAGATCCAGAGTTGGATGAATGACGTTGACAAACTGGAGGCTGTTCACGAAGCGCGAAAGCTGCCAATTGATGTACATAACTACGATAAGGTTATGTTGTTGAAGGGGCTTGGAGATCGATTTTTCCGTGAGGTTTGTCGTGCCGGCCGGGAGTTTTCGAGCTTGAAGGCAATGGTCGTGACGTACCAGAGGAAATTGTCTGATATTTTGCTCCCCTTCAAGCGTGCTTCATTGGATTCTTCTGCATTAAGAGCACCGCCGTTATCTATCCTCTTACAGGGTGAAAGTGGCGTTGGGAAGAGCGCACTAACTATCCCGTTTATCGATGACATGTTGTTTGATGCCTTCGATGACCCTAGCATGCTGAAGAGGTATGCTGAAAATAATATGGATTTCATTTACTGCCGTAATTATGAGACCAAGTTTTGGGATGGGTATCGTGGACAGCATGTTTGTGTGTTTGATGATTTCATGCAAAATGTGAATGTCACTGGAGACCCGGATGGTGAGGAAATGAACATCGTTCGTGGTGTCAACTCTTTCCCATACAATCTTCATATGGCACATGTTGAGGACAAGGGCATCAACTACTTCAGCAGTAAATTGATATTGGCAACAACTAATGATTATGATTGCCACTCTATGCTAATAAAGAAGCAGGAAGCCCTGAAGCGCCGTTTCGATATTATCGCGCATGTCGTTCCAAAACTGGAGTTTTGTGTCGACCCAAATCCTCACCAAACCTTGTTTGAAAGGAGGCTTAGGCAAATGGATCATTATGATGACAACGTCTACGAGTTCCATATAAAGGAGTGTGGCATATTTCCTACCCATGTGAACCATATTCTTTGTTATAAGGAATTTTTGGCGTTGGCGACCCGGGCGTATTCCAAGCGGATGTCCGTAGGTAACAGGTATATTGCTGACATTGGAGCCCGACGGAAGAATCGTATTGACGCCAAACTCACACAGTTGGGCGTTGTAGTGCAATGTGGTAAAGAAAAGGTTGATGCAGCGTTGGAACGATTGATGATCAATCCGGATCCCGAGCAAGCCAAGTTGATCATGACACTGCGATTCGCTGATTTGTTGGCGGGTCATGGTGACGAGTTTATGAGAGGTTTTTGGGATTCGACATTGGGTTTTGTCACTTTATTGAATAACACCTCTGTATTCAAGCAAAACTCCGACGTGCTGGGGTTTTTTATAGATAATTTTAGAAAACACTGTGAGAACAAAGGTGTTCTGTGCGTTCTTACACCAAAGAACGTGGCTGATAGAATGCGCCCTGAGTTTGTCCCTGTTTTCCCTCAGTCAGGAGGGCACGCTTGCTCTAGGAATATAGCGGATTTTATAGTGGG